TGTCGGTGTTCCAACCGGTGCCATCACGAAGGCATCGAGTTTCAAGATGCCCGTAGTGTTGCTTTTGGTCAACGTGGCATCAAGATGGGTGGTCAGTTGGTTGTTATTGCACATAAGCCCCCATACTCACGTGGTCGCCAAGACCACTTGTTTCATAGGGAGCTGAATCACGTTGTCGTTGAGGAACGGGAAGATTGTTGGGCTATTGGGAGAGTGGACCTGTCCTCTGTACAGTTTGTGACTTTGAGCAAAATTCGTTTAGCACTGTATAAGCCTTTTCCGGATTACCGCAGAAGGTTTAGCTTGTCCGTGTTTGCCAGCCTATTTAGTACAGCCAACGCTATGTTAAGTTTCAAGAGCTCAAGGAAGGTCGGGTTGGTAGAGGCGTGCCCAGTAATTACTGTACCGAAGTTGGAAATCCCCCGTCTCCAGTTGTCTGATGTGAGGAGTCGGTTGGTACAGTATGTTTGCGGTGAAACTTTTTGGCAGTATTTTAGACGAGTTTCATCGCAAGTCTTAGACGCATGCAGGGAAAGTGTTGGGCACGCGCTGGCCTCATTATATACACAGTATTACTTTGCGTTTAGCCGTTTGACTACGAATCAATGGTTAATGGCCGGCGGTATCTCCCTGTTTCATGTATACGTTTTCCACAGATTACGCACGTATTCGGCCATGCCTCGTCTTACCCTTGGTAGGACTTGGCTACCCACGTCTTTGACGGGTTTGCCATTTTCGACAGAGCTTGTAAATAGGACAGCCTTGGGCACGGATGCCCTGGCATGTCGTAATCTGTTGAAGCGGTCGTTGGCTGAATATGATCATCCCATTATGATCGATCCAATTGAAGTTGAGCGTTGGATTGACAATGTCACGAGCGCCATTGGCACTATGCCTGTACCGGCATTTGGCCAGGGCGTTTGTCACTCATGTATGATAAAGCGTAAGCTAAAGCGTCTGCAATGTGCGTCTTGTAGATCTCTGGAACACCCACCGGTGGACTTGGTTTATTTTGGCTTGATTCCGGCCATGTATCCACTGGTAGAGCAACACCCAATTGTACCCCCCGGCCTGCCATTTCGTACTTACGGGGCGAGGCGTATGTTGTTTTCATGGGATGGAGTACAATTGAGGGATACTGATAAGGTTGCGTCCATTTATGATTCCAACAAGCCAGTGTTGCGCTCTCGCGGCCTTTTATGCGGCCCGATGTGGCTGGGTGTTGTTGTTCGATGTTTTCCGTCAACCATCGAAACGACTCTGGTTGCCGCCGCTGTTCGGATGGCTGTCTTTCCCGCCCATGTGGCTACTAGGAGGTTCTGGGACAACATGTTATCAATGTTATACATCCTCCCTTCGGTTGATCTAGAACCAGTCACGTCACAAGCTGTTCTAGACAATCAGCGTTCATCTGAGAAGAGGAAGAAACTTGAGGATTGTTTCAAGTTAATTGACGAGGGCTTTCCCATCGAACGTGCCATTCATTCGGCTATGACCATGGGTGCGTTTACTAAGCTAGAAAAGCACTGCCCTGTGACCTTAAGACGTGGGTACTGGGCACAAAAGTCAAAGTTGGTCCCACGCCTTATAAACAACCCCAAGGCCTTGTTGAACGCCCTGATGAGTGTGTATACGTTGCCAGTACTCGATTGGCTGCACAACACTTGGTCCTCAACCTCAAACGTCTTCTATGCAGGTTGTTCTAACCCTCAGGATTTGAATGTATTCTTGACCCATGCATCTGTCAATCGTCACGTCCTTGAGGACGATGTCAGCATGATGGATGGTAGCCATTCAGTACACTCCCAGAATTTCTTTCGTTCGGCCGTTCTGCGGTGCTTTCGGGGTGTTCATCGTGACACTTTTGAATATCTACTTCGCTTGTGTCAATCCTTGAAAGTCACCCGAGGAAAGTTGCGCCTCATCATTGTTGGGCCCAACCCTTCTGGTGTTCCTGTTACGTCGTTATTGAATTCTATAACTACTGCCTTCGTTCGTATATGTGCCCTTTACTATGCCTATACTGGAGTAGATGTAACGATGGAAGATGATCGTATTCCATTTTCCAACTTCATGAAGTGTGTCTATTGTGCTGTTGCTGGTGATGATGGGTGTGTGTTTTTGCCTGCTTCTTACGCCGGGACTACTACATTTTCCTCTACTTTTATGTCCCGTTATATTCATTACTTTTCTTTGAGCGGTTTTGATGTCGGGCCTACGAAGATACGCACCCACCTCCCACACCAGTGGAGACTACATACATTCCTAGCGATGCGTCCGTACTGGTCTGGCGATCGCTATGAATACGGTGTTGAAATTTCCCGACGGATGAAGTCCATGTTCTGGATGCTCGACAAAAATCACCACCCGCTAGCATGGGGTCGTGGAGTGGCACTCTCCCTTTACAGGGCTTCGCGCCACGTGCCTGTTGTTTCCGACATATGTCGTTGGTATTTGTCTTGTACCCGCGGTGTCACGACCTCCATTTCCATTGCTTCATTTACC